GGAGGAGCCGGTTATGGCACTGATCCCGCTTTACGAAGCGAAGACCTATCTCCGCGTGGACAGCAGTGATGAGGATGCCCTGATCGGCATCCTTTTATCTTCTGCGGAGCAGATGTGCAAGGATGTGGGCCGTTTATCGGAAGACCAGTGGGAGGCAGTCAATGCCGCTGATTGGGATGCCGAGAACGGAGTACAGCCTACAAGGGAACTGGAAGCCCTGCGCAGCACCTGCCGTGTGGCGATTCTGTATGCACTGGGGTATCTCTATGAGTACCGGGACGAAGCCGACCATCACCAGCTGATGCTGACGCTTCGTTCCATTCTGTTTGCTGTGAGGGAGGGGGTGTTCTGATGATCGAGAAGCTGAATGAGCGGATCACGATCGAGAAAAGCACGGTTGTGACCGATAAGGCCGGAAACCATCGGAACACATGGGAGGAATATTTCACCTGCTTTGCCTACGCTTCGACCTATCAGGCGCAGGAAGAAGAGGGTGAGGTCACAGCCGAGCAGAAGAGTGTGGTGTTCACGGTCCGCTGGTGCAGTGAGACGAGAGGCCTGACTTCCACTGGTTACCGCATCCGTTTTCGGGAGCAGCTCTACAATATCGAATCCGTTGACCCGATGAATTTCCAGAAGAAAACGCTGAAGATTCATTGCCGTTTGGAAAGGAGACAGCCGGATGAGCAGAACCGTCAGCATCGATGAAATGGCAGATGCCATTAATGAGGGCTTGAAAGAGTATGCGACCCTTGCCTCCACCGAGGTCAAGAAAGCTGTCCGTAAATCTGCCAAGACCGTCAAGGAGCAGATTCAGTCCGGCGCACCGTCCAGAACCGGGCGGTACAAGGAAAGCTGGGTAGCGACCAAACAGTCGGAATCCAGCCAGAGCCTTCAGATGGTGGTGCATTCCAAGAACCGCTACCAGCTGGCACATCTGCTGGAAAAGGGTCATGCCAAGCGCGGCGGCGGTCGTGTGGCAGGAAGACCCCATATTGCTCCGGCAGAACAGGCCGGTATCGAGCAGCTCCAGTCCCTTATCGAAAAGGCACTGAAGTGAGGAGAAACCAATGACCCACGAAGAAGTAAAAGCTCTGGTGGAGGAAATGGGGCTTCCTTATGCGTATGACCATTTCGCAGAAGGGGAGAGTCCTGATCCACCGTTTATCTGCTTCCTGTATCCGAAAGCCGAGAATTTCGGCGCAGATAACCTTGTGTACCACCATTTCAACCGGCTGGACATCGAGGTGTACACCGATTACAAAGACCCGGATATGGAAGCAACTATTGAAGAAGTCCTAACCGCACACGAACTCTACTATGAGAAAAGCGAGGTCTGGATCGAAACCGAAAAAATGTATGAAGTCCTGTATGAGCTGACTGTGTGATGCTCATGCAGGATATTTTTATGGGAGGAACACTATGTCGAAGAAAAGCAATAAGGTCAAATTTGGCCTGAAAAACTGCCATTATGCAAAGGCGACCTTTGACGAAGATGGCAGTGTCACCTATGCGAAGCCGGTCCGCATCCCCGGTGCAGTCAGTCTTTCGATGGATGCCAATGGCGAGATCGAGCCGTTTTATGCGGACAATATCGCCTACTATGTCGTGAATAACAACTCCGGCTACGAGGGTGATCTGGAAATCGCACTGATCCCGGAGAGCTTCCTCACGGACATCATGCACGAGGAACTGGATGGCAACGGTGTGCTTGCGGAGAACGCCAATGTGGAACTGGAGCATTTCGCATTCCTGTTTGAGTTCGATGGCGACCAGCGCCACATCCGTCATGTGCTGTACAACTGTGTGGCAAGCCGTCCGTCCATCGAGGGTGAGACCAACGAGGACAGCAAGGAAGTCAAGACGGACACCCTGAACCTGCAGGCAACCCCTCTGGCAAACGGTTATGTCAAGGCCAAGACCGGTACCAACACCACCGATGATGTCTATAACAAGTGGTACGATGCGGTCTATGAGCCGCAGGCAGAAGCTGTGGACACCGAAGATACCGGTCATACCGAGGAGCCGCAGGGCTAAGTGACCGGCACACACCGCAGGGCTTTGGCTCTGCTTACATTATTATAAAGAGGTATACGATTATGAAGAAGATTTTTCCTTTGTTCGCAGTGATCATCGTTCTGGTGCTGGCTGTCTGCTCGTTCCACATCATCCCCACCGGTTACACGGGCGTGAAGACCAGCTTCGGTCAGATCCAGGAAACCACCATCCAGAGCGGCAAGCTCAACTTCTGCATTCCCTTTGTGCAGAGCATCCACAAGGTCAACAACAAGCAGCAGGATAAGCACATCGAAGCGCAGGTCTGGGGCGAAGCCTCCGACAAGACTCCGGTGTATGCCGCTGATGTGATCGTGACCTATCAGGTGCTTCCTGAGAAGAGTGCATGGCTGTATGCGAATGTGTCCGACATCAAGAGTCTGGTCGGTGACGAGCTGGTGGCATCGGCCATTAAGTCTGCGATGGCTGAACTTGCCCCCAATGAGGTGACAAACCGCACCAAGATCGAGCCTCTGGCACAGCAGAAGCTGGCAGAGTCCATTGTGCAGAAATATGGTGAGGACGTTGTGTTTGTAAACAAGGTCGTCATCAACGACATGAATTTCGAGGATGCCTATAACGAAGCCATCCAGCAGAAGTCCATTGCACAGCAGAACGCAGATAAGCAGAAGATTGAGAATGAAGCTGCCATTGCCAAGGCAGAAGCGGATAAGCAGGTGGCGATCACCAATGCAGAGGCGGAAGCACAGAAAACTTCCATTGCCGCAGACGCACAGGCAGAGGCAAACCGCAAACTGGCAGAAAGCCTGTCCGATACGCTGATCGATTACCAGAAGGTTCAGAAGTGGGATGGCAAGCTGCCCACTGTGAGCGGCGGTAATGCACTGGTCAGCATTGACTCGGCAGAGTAAGAAACACGATATATGGCAGGGCTTCGGCTCTGCCAATTTTACATGAAATTTATGGAGGATTACGATTATGGCAGTTACGAAGAAAATCGAGATCGATGGCAAGGAAGTCACCTTTAAGGCAAGTGCCGCTGTACCCCGCCTGTACCGCATCAAGTTTGGCCGTGACATTTACAAAGACCTGCGCCAGCTGGAAAAGAGCGTAGGAGAGAACGACGAGGACAATTCCAACCTCGACCTGTTCAGTCTGGAGATGTTTGAGGACCTGGCATGGCTGATGGCCCGTCATGCAGACCCGGCCAATGTGCCGGACAGCCCGGAGGAGTTCCTGGACCAGTTCAACACCTTCTCCATTTATCAGATCCTGCCCCAGCTGATCGAACTGTGGGGTCTGAACGTGCAGACGGAGGTGGAATCCAGAAAAAACCTCGAAAGAGTGAGCGGGAAATGACCACCCCGCTCTTTCTGCTGCGTTGTGTACAGCTCGGTATCAGCATCGCCGACCTCGACCTGCTGACCATCGGGTTGGTCAATGATATGTTCACGGAACGGCAGAACGACGATTATCCGTACAAAGAGCTGGCCTCGCAGGAGGATTTCGACCGGTTCTAAAGCAAAAAAACAGACGACCGTGCTTATATTGTGAACGAAATAAGCACAATCGTCTGGTGATGGTATAAAAAATCCCACTCAGCCATGTGACTGGGTGGGATATATGCTGTCACTATTCGATTTCCACGTCTTCAAAACCGACAAGGTCAGCTTCAGTGATGCCAAGGCGACGAAGCATTTCCTCTTCAGAGATCAAGTAAGATTCAGTCTGTTTTAGAGAGGTGTTTGTTTGCATGGTATCTTCAAAGATGTTGCGGAGATAATCGGGTCCTTCCATCCAGAGTCCGGTGGAATAGTCAAATAGCATTTTGTATGCGGGAGAGGTTACAAAGCGAAAAAATACGTCGTTGAAGGAAACACCGGTATCATCACAGTAGTCTGTGAGCATAGTGCGCATAACGAGTACGGCGCACATTTCGCGTTGTGAATCATCGATGACAACCTCGTTCATAAAACCACCTCCTAGCAATTATTTTTTATGCAGTCTTTTTGGAAGTGCAGTAGTCATAAAGACTCAGCAGATAATCAGAGCCTTCTTTCCAAATCTCTGTGTCAAAATCAAAGAGGGCTTCATACGCACGAGAACTTGTGAAACGAAGAAGAGCTTCCTCGTATGAAATATTTTCTCGTGCTGCAAGGGTTTCTACAGCTTCGCGCATCGCAATTACTGCGCAGCATTCCTTTTGAGAATCTGTAGATTTATAGTTTATAGCATTATCACAATTTGATGTCACCATAGCGGTCACTCCTTATAAATTCAAGATGCTCGACGGCATCCTGAGTTCTGAAACAAAACTGATCCTTGAGACGGTTCGGTAAAAGTTTTTCAATCGTTTCTTTGTCTGCTTTTGGAGTTCCAGGCTCACCAGCACCTTCACCGCTGATATAAATCTGAAGGGTACGGGCTGTCTGATCGTCGGCAATCTTTCCACCGATGATATCAATTACGTTGTATTTTTTCAGAAGCTGAGGAAAGAGGTCTTTCTTTCGATTGGCCGCTACAAAATGCAGCCATTCGATACTGGGTTCTTGAAAAAAGTAAGCGAGAATGTTTGGGTCATAGTGAAATTTGTAGACGGATATTTGTCCGTCAGCTGGATCAAAGTTTTTTGGAACAGCACCGAGGTGTTTTGCTTTGCGAACAGAAAGCTGGACATAGTTATATGCTTGTTCATAAGATGAGGTTAAGTAGAAACCACGACCAAAATCGAGACCACCCATACAGCGGCTTAAGTCGATGTCAGGAATACTGACATAACTTCCGTGGTAGAGCAGCATTCCATCTTCAAGTCCTATCATACGGTAACACCTCGATTCTTGAGCAGGGTTTCAACATCATGCAAAGCGCATTCGTAGCTATTCAAATGAAGAATGTCATAGCAGTCAGCGATAAATCCGAGAATGTCGTATTTCTTAAACAGTTCTGCGCAGTCGCTGGGAGACATTTTCCATTTGGATTGAGCCATCCGAAAGACCCAGCACTGCATATCGGCAATGTCAATATTATATCCACTCATAGAGCATACCTCCTTTGAGTACAATTTCTCAATTTAAGTATAGCTCTTTTTCTGTCGCTTAGCAACGACAGAATTGTAAATTTCAGATTATTTTCTGCCTGTCTGCCCCGTGCAGATGGGCTTTTTTCATGCCTGCAAGGAGGTGGTCATCCACATGGCATCCAGAATCCAGGGCATCACCGTCGAGATCGGCGGCGATACCACAAAGCTCTCCAAAGCACTGGAAAGTGTAAACAAATCAATCAAGGGGACGCAGTCCGGACTGAAGGATGTCAACAAACTCCTGAAACTGGACCCCTCCAATACAGAACTGGTTGTCCAGAAGCAGAAGATGCTTAAGGATGCCATTGAAGCTACCAAGGAAAAGCTGGCAACGCTGAAAACTGCCGCACAGCAGGCCAATGAGCAGCTTGCCAACGGTGAGATCACCCAGCAGCAGTACGATGCCCTCCAGCGTGAGATTGTGGAGACCGAACAGAATCTCAGATCCTTACAGGATCAGGCGGCTACTACCAATGCGACGCTTGCCAAGATCGATGAAGCCGGAGAAAAGCTTCAGAACATCGGATCTTCTGTGGAGAATGTCGGCAAGAAGTTCCTGCCGGCGACTGCCGCTGTAACGGGTCTTGGCACTGCCGCAGTGAAGACCGCAGCCGACTTCGATTCCGAGATGAGCAAGGTTTCTGCCATTTCCGGTGCGACTGGGGATGACTTCGACCAGCTCCGTGCAAAAGCCCGTGAAATGGGTGCAAAGACAAAGTTCTCCGCATCCGAGGCTGCTTCGGCGATGGAGTACATGGCCATGGCCGGATGGAAGACGGGGGATATGCTGAACGGCATCGAGGGTATCATGAACCTTGCGGCAGCGTCCGGTGAAGACCTCGCCACGACTTCGGATATTGTCACGGATGCCCTCACCGCTTTCGGTTTGTCTGCGGCGGATTCCGGGCATTTTGCAGATATCCTTGCAGCCGCTTCATCCAATGCGAATACAAACGTCAGCTTGATGGGCGAGACGTTCAAGTACTGTGCACCTATCGCCGGTGCGCTTGGGTTCTCGGCAGAGGATACCGCAGAAGCCATCGGTCTGATGGCAAACAGTGGTATCAAGGCTTCACAGGCGGGTACTTCCCTTCGTACCATCATGAACAACCTTTCCGGTGAAGTGACCTTTGTCGGTAAAAACATCGGTGAAGTTACGATTGCCACCAGCAATGCAGATGGCAGCATGAGAAGCTTGAACGACATCCTTGCGGACTGCCGTGTGGCATTTTCCGGACTGTCGGAATCTGAGAAGGCCGCCAACGCTGAGGCACTGGTCGGCAAAAATGCTATGTCCGGATTCCTTGCCTTGATGAATTCCAGCGAAACGGACATCAACAAACTGCGTGGAGCCATTGAAAACTGCGATGGTGCATCCGAAAGCATGGCAGAGACCATGCAGGACAATTTAAATGGTCAGCTCACCATTCTGAAATCTCAGTTGGAAGAGCTGGCCATTTCTTTTGGTGATATCCTGATGCCGACCATCCGTAAGATCGTATCTGCCGTGCAGCAGTTCGTGGACAAGCTGAACAGTATGGATGAAAGTACCAGGGAAACGATCATCAAGATCGGGCTGCTGGCGGCATCCATTGGTCCGCTGCTCATTGTGCTGGGCAAGACCATATCGACCGTCGGCACCGCGATGCGGGGGTTCAGTTCTCTTGCAAAGGGTGTCCGGCTTCTCATCACCCACGTGGGAAGTGCCAGCGGTGTGTTCAGCAAGCTGGGTGTGGTTCTGGGTGGTCTGTCCGGGCCGGTCGTAGCTGTAGTGGCCGTCATCGGTACGCTGGTGGCGGCTTTTATGAATCTCTGGAACACCAACGAGGAGTTCCGTGCTGCCATTACCGGCATCTGGAACGACATCGTTTCCAAGGTGAAAGGCTTCTGTGATCAGCTGACACAGCGGATCAACGGGCTGGGCTTTGATTTTAAGGATGTAACTGAGGTACTGAAAGCAGTCTGGGATGGCTTCTGTCAGGTGCTTGCACCGCTGTTTGAGGGAGCATTCCAGATTGTGGCTACGGTATTGAGTACGGTTCTGGATACGCTGCTCGGCTTGTTTGATGTCTTTTCCAATGTGTTCTCCGGCAACTGGAGCGGCGCATGGGAAGCGGTAAAGGGAATCTTCTTCAGCATCTGGGAAGGTGTGAAGTCTGTATTCTCTACGACTCTTACCGCATTAAAGAGCGCACTGGATGTGTTCCTTGGTCTGTTCGGCACGGACTGGCAGACTGTCTGGGGCAGTATCAAGAGCTTCTTCGAGACCGTGTGGAGCGGAATCAGCAGCTTCTTTTCAGACACAGTTTCTGCTATCCAGAGTGTGGCAACGACTGTATTTACAGCAGTGTCTGGATTTTTTACTACCATTCTTACGAGTATCCAGACGACCTTCAGCACCATCTGGACTGCCATTTCCACAGCAGTTTCTTCTGTGCTGAATACGATCCATACCACGGTGACAACTGTGTGGACGGCGATTTCGACCGCGATCTCTACGGTCATGAACACCATCAGCACCACGATTACTACAGTATGGAACGGAATCTATAACACCATCAAGCCTTTGCTGGATGCGTTCAAATATTTGTTTGAGACCATCTGGCAGGCAATACAGATCCTGATCGGCGCGGCACTGACCGCAATCCAGACAAAGATCACTTCCATCTGGAATGCGATTGTTGCTTTCATAACGCCGATTCTGACCGGATTGCAGACGACTTTCTCGACCGTATGGACAGCCATCCAGACCGCAATCTCCACTGTACTGACAGCTATTCAGACTGCGGTAACAACTGTGTGGAATGCCATCCTGTCGTTCCTGTCTCCGCTGCTGACCGGCATCCAGACCCGAATGAGTACGGCATGGAATGCGATCAAGACAGTCATTTCGACTGTACTTTCTGCGATCCAGTCCACTGTTTCTTCCATCTGGTCGGCCATCAGCAGCCGGATCTCCGGTGTGGTAAATGGCATCAAGACTGTGGTTTCTTCCGGTTGGAATGCCATGAAGTCCACTGTATCGACCCTCAGCAACAGCATCAAGAGTGCGGCGACCACTGCATTCAATTCCATGAAGTCCGGTATCTCTACCACGATTTCTGGTATCACAACTACGATCACCACCGGCTTCAACAATGCCGTGTCCTTTATCAAGGGACTGGCAGGGCAGGCGTTCTCGTGGGGCTCTGACCTGATCGGCAACATCGTGTCAGGTATCCAGTCGAGGATTCAGGATGTGGCGAATGCCGTGACTGGCGTTGCAGATAAGATCCGCTCGTTCCTGCATTTCTCTGTGCCGGACGAGGGGCCGTTGGCGGATATGGAAAGCTGGATGCCGGACTTCATGCAGGGCTTGGCAAACGGCATCAATGCCAACACCAGCCTTGTAACCGCTGCGGCAGAGAACTTGTCCACTACGCTGTCTACTTCCATCACGAACTCCATGAAGGGAGTGGAGCAGGCATACAGCCAGAGCTGGACAGCCATCAGCCAGACGGTACGAACCGGAGCGACAGGTGTGAGTGCCGCGATGCAGTCCGCATGGAGTTCGATCACGACCAGCACCAGCAGTACCTGGAATAGCATCAAGTCCAGCATTCAGAACAGCTTCTTGGCCGTGAAGTCCAATGTGACCTCCGCAACAGCAGCGGTGAAATCTTCCATGACGAGCGCATGGAACTCGGTGAAATCGCTGACGACTTCCAGTTGGAACGGTATCAAGAGCGTCATCACAGCGGCGTGGAATGGAATCAAATCCCTTACCACCTCGGCGACCGCTGCTGTCCGTTCTTCCATGACAAGCGCATGGAATGCGGTGAAAACCCTGACAAATACCAGCTGGAATGGCATTAAAACGGTCATCACGACTGCTTGGAACAGCATCAAGAGCCTTACGGTTTCCTCTGTGTCCGCAGTCCGCACGACCGTAACGAGTGGATGGAGCGGGGTACAGTCCTCGACCAACTCTACCTTT